CTGCAGGATTTCAGGGCGGAAACAGTGGTGCAATAGATAAGGGTGTCACAAATAACTCATCGTCTAACTCTAGCGTCAACCAGAATAACAATATCAATGTTTATTCGTCAGACCCACAGGCGGCGGGCGTGCAGTGTCAGCCCAGCAATCAAACAGTTTACGCGAGACTCGTCAATACTTTAACAGGGGTGGCATGTGAGCTTTGTAGACGGTATTACAGAAGCATTAAACAACACAAAGAAAGAGACTGAGATAGGCATAGGCGGGTATCGTTTGTTTGCAAAAACAGACGAATCGGTAAAATATACTAACGTCGTACCTATTGAAGTGCTCGAAGACGGAACAAACTCGGCCGATGACATACTTAACAATCCTATTGCTGTATCAATGAGTGGTGTAGTAGGTGATTTAATTGTTGAGCCACCTCAATCACCTGAGCTAATTGGCAAAGATTTCTCTGCTATTGGCGAGGTCACGGCATTGTTGCCAGCTAAGAGCCAGCAGCAAATTCAGCGCATTTCACAGATAGATAGTCAACTACGGGACGCTACACTACTAGCCAAACGCGCAGAGAGATTAGCGGGCAATGCCTACGGGTTTTTTAACAACTCAGCATCTAACGCAAAAAGTCAGCAAGAGAAGTTATTGAATATATGGAGTCTATTCACTTTTCACGACTTCCTATATCACTATCTACAAAATATCGTGATTATGATAATATGGCACTTGCTGATTTAACAATTACAAATGACAATCAAACAAACGATGTTAAATTTACAGCTAGCTTTGTGCAAATAAATTATTTAAAACTGGTTTATGTAGAGGTTTCAACCAATTATTCCTCACCTTCTGATGCATTAGAAGGTAAAACGACAGATGACGCTGACAAAGGCGGCCAGAATCCAGAGGAAAACACAGAAACTTCTTTGCTTAGTTCTATTTTTGGGTGATTAAATGAACATTATAAATAATATAACATCCGAGTTTATACAAAATCACACGCTAGAATTTAGTCGCGGGTTAATTGATTTAACTCTTGTGTATGAGAAGTCTGTGCAAATGTGGAAGATGAACGTGCTGTATACGCGCGTAGACGAAACAGCGCCGCAGCCATACATCTACGGCGTAAAGTTGGCATTGTCTACAGTGCATTTTATACATCGTAATTGGCCGTTTGATTTTGCTGTTGTTGACACTACTAACAATGGCGTTGACCCATTCCGCGCCGATGACTTTCAAAGTGGGCGATGTGAATTATACTTAATAACACCGACCGAGATGATAAAAATAAGAGGCGTTGATGTCGAATAGATTTACACGCGACTTTAGGCTAACTATAGGGCTAGGCACAAGTAGAGTAATTATTGTGCCACCTTTTAACGTGTCATTTTCAGCAACAGAAAGCAGCTTAAACAAAGCACTTAACAAATTAAATGTAACTATTCCCGGCTTGCAAGAATCAACACGTCAAAAATTAATTAAATACGAGCTAGACAGAGAAAAATACTTTCCTATCCAGCTTGAGGTCGGGTACCAGGGCAAATTGTACCGGGCATTTAAAGGTTCAATCAGAACAGGTGAACTGTCGCGGTCGGGCGCCACTTTCTCTAACGCGCTTGAATGCTTTGACGGACACCCAGACTTTACCACGGCATTTACATCTCGCACTGTAAAAGGCACGACACAGGCCGTTGATGCAATACTTGGTGATATGCCTAATACACAGAAAGGTGCAGTCACCACTCTACAAGAGACCAGTAGGCCGAAAGTTTTGATAGGTGCTAGTTCTCACTTGCTTGCTACAATTGCAGAAGGTAAAGAGTTTTATATCAAGGACGAAAAAATATTTATTCTTGGCGAGACTGACGTGCTTTCGTCTATTGCGCCGTTAGTAAGTGCAGCTACTGGATTAAAAGGCACGCCAGAACAGGACCATATTGACACAACCTTTCAAACAGTGCTTAATCCTACGTTAAAGATAGGGCATTTGTGCAAGCTTGAGAGCGTTACTAACCCTGCTGTTAATGGCGTGTACAGAATATACCAAATAGCTACAGAAGGCTCTTACAAAGGCACATGGGGCCAAACTGTTACATGCAGAAAGGCAAATAAACTAAGGTTGTCCGATGAGACAGGAAGAAGAATACGAAACGCTTAATGCGGCTTTGGCTTTTGCTATGTCTAATTTGCATACTAATGTAGTCTGCAAGGTAACGGCTGTTAATGCTAAACAATTAGCTGCAAACCGGTTACTAATCGTGTTGTAAATGGTTTAAGTGTTGAGCTACCCATATTTATAGAAGTGCCACCTGTATTTATGAATGGCGGCACCTCTTATGATGCTTATCCCATTGCTGTGGGTGACAGTTGCTTGCTATGTATTGCTGAGAGATGCTTTGATGCGTGGTATGGCGGTGATGATTTTGTCTCTCCGATAGAAAAGCGTATGCATGATTATAGCGATGGATTTGCAATAGTAGGAATACAGCCAGAATCAAGCGCCATTACAATACCAACCACGGCAACGATGCAGGGGGACCGGGTAGCGTTTGGTAATTGGGATCATACTGGTGACTTAGCCCGCACAGGTAACGAAACAGTAACAGGTGACAGAGCGCAAACAGGCGCACATAGCTCGACTGGCATTGTTAACTCTGACACGAAAGTAACCGCGCCCATACTATCAGGCGTATTAACTGGCGTTAGTGGGGCTGACCCTGTCATTCCACAGACAGTAACAGCTACAGAAATACACGCACAAAACGGATTCACCGGCACAAAAGTAGCTGATGGAGTTAGCTTTGTCTTTGTTGACGGGATATGTATATCATGAGTGTAAGAAGATTGGATGTGAACAACGACTGGGTATTCGGCTCTGGTTTAGCTGACTATATAGAAGAAGAAGCAGCAATAAATCAAGACTTATCAACTAGATTGAAGTCATTTAAAAACGATAACCCGTTAAACATGGATGATAATATTGACTGGATTGGCTTGCTAGGCCGCAAAGGCACAGAAGACACAATATTAAAAGAAATTGAGCGAGTAGCTTTGCAAACAGAAGGCATCACGCGCATAACCTCGTTAGAAGTAACCAAAACCGTCGACCGTGTGCAATCAATCTCATTGCTGTATAATACAATTTATACTGAGAATGAGGAATTGGAGATAACCGACTTATGACATTAAAATTTGACGGCAACGGTGTGCAAACAAACACTTATGCAGAGTTATTTACACGACTAGGAGATGGTTATAAGGTTATTTATGGGCCTAATATTAATATTGCCCAGAACTCGCCAGACGGACAAAGAATAGGCATAGAAGCATTGTTACGCTTTGACATCGAGTCAGCGTTTTCACGCCTATATTCACAGATTGACCCTGACTTAAATAACGGCGACATGCAGCAAGTTATCGGTAAGTTAGCAGGCGTTTATTTGTTGCCGTCTTCTCGCTCGCAATGGGATTTAGTTCTAAATTCGGATCGCGTTAGCACCTTGCCAATTGGGTACACAATTACAGATGTAAATAATCAAAATTGGTTTTTAGATTCTGCTGTATCAGTGGTCATCGGCGTTAACAATGTTACTTTTTTATCTCAAGCATGGGGTTCTGTAGTAGGTAATTCAGCAGGCAGCTCTTTTACACAAGCAACGCCAGAGCTAGGAGTGGTATCAATAACCGCAGCAGGTAATGCCACCATAGGGCGACAGGAAGAGACAGAAGAAGCTTTTAGAGTAAGACGCAAGCGTTCAGTTGAAAATCCAGCACAGAGCACCAAAGGGGCTATTTACGCAAAGATGGCAGCTTTGGCCGGAGTAATAGACTTGCAAGTTTACGAGAACGACACAAGCGTTTACGAGGCGGCTAGAGACCTAAATGCTCACACCACTTGGGTGGTTATTCAAGGTGGCTCTCTTGATGATATTGGTGAGGTGTTAGCTAAAAACAACCTTGGAAGCGTTAAAGGATCTGTTGATGTAACGTATACAGATGAGCTAACAAAACCAAACGGCAACACCTATTCTTTTAATTAATGAGAATAAAATAGACCGG